GGCTGCAATTCACCACAACGGAGAGAGCACTGCGTAACCTGGCACCGATCTGGCCGCCGGTCGGTTTGTACTGGATTCTTCCCCAGCCACTGGCCCGGACAACGAGGCTTCTATGTGCGTTCCAACCAGTGCTCTTTCCTGCTGTGAGCGTTTTACTTGTTCACTAACGTTAATTGAATGTACCTTTAGTTACCTTTATGGTCAAGCATCCAATGTACTTATTGTTACATTGATGGGCAAAAAAAAGCCGGTTCAATGTAACCGGCATTTACGAGCAGCTATTTAAATATTCTGTGTAATCTGGACAACCTTCCCAACTATTCGGCAGTTACCGTCAATTGGGATAGGTGGGAATGCGGGGTTAAGAGGCATTAGGTAAGAATGGGGACTGTCCCAAACAAGTTTTTTAACCGTCGCTTCAGAAGAACCATCCAATATTGCCACGACTATTTTCCCGTAAAGATCATCTAACTGACCGTACCGCGGCTCAACAATTACTATTGAACCTTCAGGTATTGAAGGGAGGCCGTGTGGGTTGGTCATTGATTCCCCACGAACAACTAGACCAAAAACTTCTTCAGAAACATCAGCGGTGGTTTGGGTCCATGAGATCACGTCGGTCAACCTTGAACATGCATAAGTTTCAGTCCACTGCCCAGCCTGAACGGCGGATATAATCGGAACAACCTTGGGCGGTTTGATGAAGGGGATTACGCGAGTGTCATCTTCATTGATTTCTCCGCGCCCATAGAGCAACCACTCCGGTGTTGTAGAAAGGGTAATTGCCAGTTGATGAAGATTTTCGCCATCCGGCTTTGTTGTTCCATTTTCCCATTTCGTTACCGAGACACGGCTTACACCAAGCTTTTTTGCTAGTGCATCCTGAGTGATATCAAGCTGTAACCGCTTGGATCTAATTCGGTCTTTCATTTCTGTTCTCATGTAACTTATGTTACACATTTCAAAGGTAACTGTTGTTTGCTATTTAATGTACCTTTTGTTACCTTTAAGGCGTCAACTTTAAGGAGGAATCATGCACAAATTAGACGTCGTTGAGCACTTTGGTGGCATCTCAAAGACAGCCAGCGCTCTCGGTATTTCTCATCCCGCTGTATGCCGGTGGGGGGAAATCATACCTGAGAAGCAAGCTTTTGTTATTGAGCGAATCACTAAAGGGAAACTTAAGTACGACAGCAAGCTTTATCAGAAGACTAACGAAACTGATAAGCAGCCGTAACCACAGCAAGAAGGGGTTAACCGTGGGCAAAGAGCACTGGAAAGTAGAGAAACAAACCGATTCGTATGTCGCGGTAGTCAGAAAAATTATCGCGGCATTTCCGGGCGGGTACAAAGAGGCGGCTGAGGTTCTCGACGTTAGCCAGGACGCGATTTTCAATCGGTTACGTGCTGGTGGCGATCAAATTTTCCCGCTTGAGTGGGCGCTGGTACTTCAGCGAGCTGCGGGCGTGACCTGTCTTGCCGATTACATTTCACTTGAAACTGATAACGGCATGCACATTCCTGGCGCGACTGGGGAAGATGCCAACGAAGAGATTGGGATCAAGCTGGCGGAGCTGGTGGGGCAACTGGGCGATCTGGTTAATGCGTATCGTCAGTACACCGAGGATGACGTGGTGACGCGCGCTGAATGGAAAAGCCTTAACGAAATCGCTTATCGGTTTCGCGTAACGCTGATGACCTTTCTGAATTTGATATCCCGTGTTTATTGCGAGCCAGAAAAGAGTGACGCCCGCGAGTGTGCAGCTCCGGGCGCCGTGGCGTGTCGTAATCAGTGGAGAACTAACGCATGAACAGTTTAACAACACAGTACCGCCGCTCGCAACTCATTGCGTTGCCTATGCCTGGTGGCCGCGAGCCGGTTCCGTTTTGCTATGCAGTTAATGTACCAGGGGATCGTGAAATTGTAACCCACGAGTTTGCAGAGTGGGCTGTGGGGGACTGGCGAGAGGAGGCGGCTGCGCAAGTATGCACGAACTTAACAGGTGGTTCCGCGATCACTACGGCGTGCCCGTCAAAGTTATCCGCTGGGAGCCAGAAACCCGCCGCGTTATCTATCTGCGGGAAGGTTACGATCACGGGGAGTGTTTCAGTCCGCTCGAGCAATTCCAGCGCAAGTTCAGGGAAATAGAGGGCGATCATGAGCACTAAATTAAGCAGCTATGTGTGGGACGGCTGCGCGGCATCGGGGATGAAATTATCCAGCGTGGCTATCATGGCGCGCCTGGCTGATTTCAGCAGCGACGAGGGCGTGTGCTGGCCTTCGATAGAGACCATTGCGCGCCAGCTCGGTGCCGGGCCAAGCACTGTCCGTACGGCGATCGCCAAACTGGAGAAAGACGGCTGGCTGTCACGCACCCAGCGCCGCCAGGGCAACCGCAACGCCTCAAATATTTACCAGCTTAATGTGGCAAAGCTTCAGGCGGCCGCATTGTCTCACCTGTCAGATTCTGACGCATCAAAATCTGACCCGTCAAAATTTGAGGCATCAGAATCCAGCAAAAACGGTGGTTTTGACCCGTCAGAATCTGGCGGGGATCCGTCAGTAAATTCAAAACATGATCCATCAGATAAAAAACCTTCCTGTCAGGTTGCTGAGCAACCCGACCCTGCGGTGGTAATCACTGACCAGGCGAAACAGGTTTTATCTCACCTGAACAAGACCACCGGATCCCGGTACCAGGTCTGCAAATCATCTCTGGAAAACATCCGTGCCCGCCTGGCGGACGGGTTTACACCTGAAGAACTGGTGCTTGTCGTGGATTACAGCGTCGAGAAGTGGGGCTCAGATCTGAAAATGGCCGAGTACCTGCGCCCGTCAACACTCTTCCTGCCGGGTAAGTTCCCGGGCTATCTGCAGTCGGCGAGCAAGTGGGATTCCGCCGGACGCCCGGCACGCGATACATGGGGCCAGCGCGGCAAGCTTCCTGACTCAGCGGTATTCCGTTCGAGTCACCAGGACGTGGCGTACACCATTCCGGAGGGGTTCCGCGGATGAGCATCGCATCGAAAGTTTTGCAGTATGTCATTGAGAACCCGGGCTGCAATTATCGCGATATTGCCAAAGCCATGCCGGGAACCAACACCAGCACTATCAATCGCTGCCTTGGACGTTTTTATGAGGAGGGGAAGTTACGCCGGGATTTTCAGGAATCGACGCTGACTTACTACCCGTCTAACCGAACCCTGGCAGAAACGCTTTCAGAGGAAGACCTCAGGACACTGACCGGGCTGGAAAACCGGGCGCAGCAGCTGGAAGCGCAGGGACTTTATTTCCGCGCCGCATCGGTCTGGCTTAAAGCGTTTGATATGGCGATTAATAGTACAGATCGGAATCGTTATGTTTCGCGCCGGGCCTTGTGCCTCAGGCATGCAGGAAATTTCATGACACCGGAAGGGCGGTGCTATCTCGCTGGCCGTTATGTAGGGGAAGAATAATGTCAAATAAATACTGCCGTGAGCTTGCCGAACTGCGTAGCCAGCCGGTGCACGAACTGAAGGAAGTTGGCGATCAGTGGCGTACGCCTGAAAACATTTTCTGGGGTATCAATGCGATGTTTGGCCCACTGGTGCTGGACCTGTTCAGCGACGGAGAGAACAGCAAATGCGAGGCGTATTACACCGCCGAGGATAACGCCCTGACGCAGGACTGGTCAGAACGTCTGGCGGAACTTAACGGTGCCGCATTTGGGAATCCGCCCTACAGCCGCGCCAGCCAACATGAAGAACATTACATCACCGGCATGCGTTACATCATGCAGCACGCCAGTGCGATGCGCGAGAAAGGTGGTCGTTATGTTTTCCTTATTAAGGCTGCTACCAGTGAGGTGTGGTGGCCGGAGGACGCCGATCACATCGCGTTTATCCGCGGGCGTATCGGTTTCGATCTGCCGACGTGGTTTGTACCGAAGGATGAAAAGCAGGTGCCGTCCGGTGCGTTCTTCGCTGGTGCAGTTGCTGTATTCGATAAGAGCTGGCGAGGCCCGGCGATGAGTTATATCAGCCGTAAGGATCTGGAAGCACACGGCGATGCATTCCTGGCGCAGATCCGCCGTGAAGCTGAGCGGCTCGCCGGGTTATTAGCACCACAAAAAGAACCGCAAAATATTCCTGAAATTATTCCTGAGACCACATTGCGGGTTGAGGAGCCCGCGCAGCCAATTGATGAGCCAGAAATCCCGCTGACCAAAAGTGACATCATTGAGAAAAGTGGCTTTAACTTCTGGGCGTGCGCATGCGCCGCGTTCGGCGATAAAGAAGAATATACGTTCTCCGAATCCCGCTTCGCGCATACCTGGGCAGCTGATTCAGTGGCGCATCCTGAATTTATCGTCGTTCCGACGGAAACTGTCGACAAAGCAATGGCGTTGATTAAAGAGAATGCCGATCAGCAACAAGTTATCGCCTGGCTGGATCAGCAAAGCTTTGAACATGACGGCATCCGTAATGACATGCAGGACCGGCTTTTGATACTGGCATCAGAGGTTATTGCCGAATATGGTCTTTCCGCAGCGGATGTTACTGAGACCCTGGAATCCATTCCCAGCCATCACTGGCACAATATTCGCTCCCTGCGGATCCGCTTTCGGATACTGATGGAAGCGCGAAAAGCGGAGGCATCAGCATGCTGAAACTGACAGCGCGGCAACAGGAAGTATTAGATCTGATTACTGATTACATCGCTGATCACAAATTCCCGCCAACTATTTACGAATTGTCAGGCCTGATGGGCTGCCGTTCTCCGAACGCGGCTAATGACCACCTTCGGGCGCTACAGCGTAAAGGCGCGATCACCATTACGCCGGGCGTTTCCCGAGGCATCACAATCACCGGCCAGAGCGTGGAGGATGAGGCAATCACCCTGATCCGCGCGCTCCTTAATGGCGACGACCAGGCGCGAGAAAACGCGATCGCCTTTCTCGAAATGCGCGGGGTGGAACTATGAAGCTGACCCTGCCATTCCCGCCGAGCGTTAACACCTACTGGCGCGCCCCGAATAAAGGGCCGCTGGCTGGTCGTCACCTGGTCAGTGCTGCCGGGCGTAAATATCAGAGCGAAGCCTGCGCGGCGATTGTCGAGCAGCTGCGCCGCCTGCCGAAACCATCAGCCACGCCAGCGGCGGTCGAAATAATTCTTTTCCCTCCGGATCAGCGCCGCCGTGATCTGGACAACTACAACAAAGCGCTGTTTGACGCGCTGACGCATGCGGGCGTCTGGGAGGACGACAGTCAGGTTAAAAAAATGCTGATGGAGTGGGGGCCAGTGGTACCGAAGGGCAAAGTAGAAATCACGATCAGTACATTCAACCCGGCGGGTGCAGCCGCCTGAACAGTGGAGAACAGTATGAGCAAGTTGAAAGACTTGGTTTGCAGACCAGATTTTTTAAGTGTCAGCAGCAATGAAGTAGCTAAGGAGTTTGGCAAACGTCATGACCACGTTCTGCGTGATATTCGAGTGATCTTCAAGTGGTTAGGGCTTCCAGAAGACCATCTTTCTGGAACGTATGCAGATGATTTTGGCAGGGTTTATCCCTGTTACAGGCTCGATAGGAAATTAGCTTTAGTACTGCTGACTTCCTATGACAACGCTTCTCGTTTGAAAGTGATTGAGCATTTTATTGAGAATGGTGGTCATCTATGACAAATCTTGCCAACGTTAAAAACGATCCAGGCTTTCCGGCGATGAGTAGCCTTGAGATTGCCGGGCTGTGCGATAAGCGGCATGACCATGTGATGGCTGATATCCGCAACATGCTTCAGCAGCTCAATATTCAATCTCCCGAATTTTCGGGAGATTACCGGGACGAGCGCGGGCGCAGCTATCCGCTGTATCACTTGCCTAAAGATTTATGCCTGACCCTGGTATCTGGATACAACGTAGTGCTGCGTAAGCGCATTATTGACCGCTGGCTTGAGCTGGAGAACGGGCAACAGATGAGCGTCCCCCAGTCGTTGCCAGAAGCGTTGCGCCTTGCTGCCGATCTCGCTGAGCAAAAAGAAAAACTGAAACTGGAACTGGCCGCCGCCGCACCGAAAGTGGAGTTTGTGGATCGGTACTGTACAGCAAGCGGCTCGCTTTCGTTCCGCCAGGTAGCGAAGCTGCTCAAGGCGAAAGAACCAGAGTTCCGTCTGTTCCTGATTGATAACGACATCATGTATCGCCTGGGCGGGGCACTGACCCCTAGGCACCAGCATATCGCAGCCGGGCGCTTTGAAGTCAAAACGGGTACGTCGACCACTTCCAATCATGCATTCAGCCAGGCGCGCTTTACTGCAAAGGGGGTGAAGTGGATTGGCGGATTATGGGCGGAGCATATAGTCAAAGGTAATGCAGCGTGAGAGCACTGTTAACCCCTGTGATTATCAAAGAGTTCGGGCTGGTGGCATTCCGGCCCGGTCCTGAGTTGCTGCCACATTTCTTTCGCGGTCGAATCCTGCTGGAGAACGAACCGGATCGACTGGCTGACCTGCCGACTGGGGAAATACCAGCGGCGCACCAGCCACTGGCTGAAGATCCGGTTATGGTGCCTGTATTCGAACACCCAGAAGTAATACTGCGTGCTGGTGGACTGGCGAGCCTGGAAACCTGGCTGCTGCGTGATGACGGATGCCAGTATCCCCACGCCAGCTATCACCACCACGAACTGGTCACTATGCGGCATGAGCCCGGCGCTCTGCGGCTGTGCTGGTCCTGCGACAACAAAGTGCGGAAGCATTTTACTGACGAACTGGCGGGCATTGCGCGGGCAAACCTGGTAGCCTGGGTATTGTCGGTGGTCCGGCGCGGGCTGGGGTTCGATGATTCCCACGCTGTGACCCTGCCGGAGCTGTGCTGGTGGCTGACGCTCAATAAACTGGCGCATGTGATCCCCGAATCAGTCGCACGCCAGGCGATGCGCATGCCGCCGCAGGTTATCCAGTCGGTAACCCGTGAATCGGACATCATGCCCTCGGTACCGGCCACCAGCATGGTGGAGGAAGCAGTAAAGCAGGTGCTGGCGCTTAAGGTGGATCCGGAGACGCCGGAGTCGTTCATGTTGCGACCGAAGCGTCGCCGCTGGCAGAACGAGAAGTACACCCGCTGGGTGAAGTCGCAGCCGTGCGCGTGCTGCGGCAAAACAGCAGACGATCCCCACCACCTGATCGGATACGGCCAGGGTGGAATGGGGACCAAAGCCCATGACTTATTCGTGTTGCCTTTGTGCAGAACGCACCACGATGAACTTCATGCGGATGCAGGGGCATTTGAAGCCAAATACGGCACGCAGCCTGAGCTGCTGCTGAAAACATTAGACCGGGCGCTTGCCATTGGCGCGCTGGCGTAGACGGAGTGGAGACCGCGATGAATCTGGACAGCGTAATAAAATTTTTCGCCCCGAAAGGGATGCATATTTCTGACAGTGTACGCGCTACTGCGAGCGAGCAGTTAACAGTAACGGATGTTATGGCGGCGCTGGGTATGACTCAGGCGGATGCAGGCATAGGGCTTGCCATGTACCTGGGGAAAGCTGGTATCAGCCCACAGGATAAAGATGCCGCCATAACTTGGCTGGCTGAATACGCCAAACTGCGTGCGCCTATGGCGGTTCGCAAAGCTGCCGGGAAAAAATTTTCGCTATGCATGCGTATACTTGCCCGGTTTGCGTTTAACGATTACGCCTCATCAGCTGCGGATAGTTACGACTGTCCGAAGTGTTATGGTAAAGGGTTGATCACCAAAACCAGCATGATTACCAAAAGCCATTACACAATGCGCCTGCCTCAGTTCGCTAAGGATCTGGGCCAGTCTCCCTCTGATTTTGAAGTATTCCGTCAGGTTAAAGATGTGGACCACCAGCTGTGTGGCAAATGTGACGGTACCGGAAAAATCAGCAAGCGCTGCCAGTGTGGCGGAACGGGGAAAACTCTGGACCGGAAGAAGTCGGAGCTTCAGGGGATCCCTGTTTATAAAGAGTGTAAACGTTGCGAGGGGAGGGGCTACAGTCGCCCAAAATCTTCTGTCGCATACCGCGGCGTTCTTTCGCAACTGGACAGCCTGCCGGACCGTACATGGCGCTACAGCTGGAAGCCGTTCTATGAAAGCCTGGTAACCAAATGCTTTGAGGAAGAAAGCAATGCAGATGCACAGCTAAAAAAGGTAACACGTACGCAGGATATGATATAAATATCATAATTTTGCGTCATGTTGCTTGCAAAGTTGCCGTTTTTGTGTAAATTTGACGTTAACGATGGGCTTTGTATGTTCAACGTTAAGAAACCCGCCACAGAGCGGGTTTTTTGTTATTATTCCCTTTTTACTATAGGCAGGGGATAAATATGGCTTGGCTTGGTGTACCACATCCTTTTCTTTCGGGTAATTATGTCGATTACAGCTTCTTAAACGTAACCAAAATCCCAACGATAATTGTTGACTCGGGATTCGCATGGGATAGTGTTCTAGGTGCTTTTGTTGCAGGCCTTATACCAGCTTATATTGCGTGGTATACAATTAAGAAAAATATATCGGCCATGAAGCAAGATAGAGTACATCAGCAGGATTCCTTTGATAAAGACAGGAATGCTCAGCTTGAAATTGCCACTAAAAATATCAAAGCGCAGGTAATATCTGCAAACAGACAGCAATGGATAAACAATTTAAGAGAATCAACAGCAGAGTATCTTTCAGCGGTTCATTCGCTAAGGAAGTCTCGCACGATAGCAAGGCACTGTGCAATATTATCAAAAAAGGATGGTACTGATTTTTTCATAGTCCATAGAGAAGCTATCAATTCTATGACTAACGATGCGCGTATCGTCGAAAATTTAAAATATAAAATTCTGCTTTTGATTAATCCCGCTGAACCTGAAGCGATTGAGATTAATAGAATTCTACAAGAAATTTCTTCAAATACAGGCTCGTTTCAACAAAAACCTAATAAACAAAACCTTTATGCTTTGGGCAAAGAGTTAATTGCAATAACACAAGTTTATTTGAAAAAAGAATGGGTGAGGGTAAAGGATATAAATTAAATTGTCGCATTTTAATTAAAAGGCTCGCTTCGGCGGGCCTTTTTTATTTCCCCTCATTCCTGAGAGGACTCACACACAAGAGGGGGCGTAATGTCCGAACCTTTTTCCGGTACCGTATCTGCCGGTAGCGCGCTTACCGGCGCCAGCATTTATGGACTGCTTACCGGCACGGATTACGGCGTGGTGTTCGGCGCGTTTGCCGGGGCGGTGTTCTACGTGGCCACCGCTGCCGACCTGACGATATTTCGCCGCTCCGCATATTTCGTCGTGTCGTATTTCGCTGGCGTCTATGGATCCGGGCTGGTGGGTTCGTGGCTGGCAAAAATGACGGGCTACGCAGATAAGCCACTGGACGCGCTCGGCGCTGTGATTTTGTCTGCCGTGGCAATCAAGACGCTGACTTTTTTCAGTGAACAGGACCCGCTAAAGCTGCTCGCACGCTGGAGAGGGGGAACCAATGGTAACTAACGATCCGCTGGTGGTGACGAACGTAATGGCCTGTGCCGCCATTGTTTTGCGCCTGATGATGTTCCGTAAGCCAGGCGGGCGACATAACCCGTGGGCATCATGGCTGGCCTATCTGATTATCCTGGCGTATGCATCGGTGCCGTTCCGGTATCTGTTTGACTCCTACCTGCATACCCACTGGGCAACTGTCGCCATCAACTTAATCATCTGCGCTGCCGTGTTCCGCGCCCGGGGCAACGTCGCGCGAATCTTCCATGTACTGAGGCCGGAATGAACCAATCACAATTTCAGCAGGCGGCTGGTATAAGCGCCGGATTAGCTGCGCGCTGGTTTCCGCACATTGATGCGGCCATGAAGGAATTCGGTATCACTGCACCGAATGACCAGGCGATGTTTATCGCTCAGGTGGGTCATGAGTCAGCAGGTTTTACCCGGCTGGTGGAAAGCATGAACTACAGCGTTGCAGGCCTGGCGGGTTTTGTCAGTGCCGGGCGGCTTACTCAGGACCAGGCTAACGCGCTGGGCCGCCGCTCATATGAAAAGGTGTTACCGCTGGAACGTCAGCGCGCTATTGCCAATCTGGTTTACAGCAAACGCCTGGGCAACAAAGCGGCGGGAGACGGCTGGAAATATCGCGGTCGCGGCCTGATTCAGATCACCGGTCAGGCAAATTACACCAAATGCGGTACCGCGCTGAAACTCGATCTGGTCACCAGCCCGGAACTGCTGGAGCAGGACCGCAACGCGGCGCGTTCGGCGGCATGGTTCTACGCCACCAGCGGTTGTTTGCTTTACTCCGGCGACCTGGCGCGCGTCACGCAGATCATTAACGGCGGACACAACGGGCTTGAAGACCGTCGTCAGCGCTACAACCGTGCGCGGAGTGCGTTGGTATGAAATGGCGTTATTTTCTTCTGGCGCTGGTGGTCAGCATCTCTGTCACGGCGCTTATTGCCTGGCGTTCCGGATGGAATGCCCACGCCGACCATGTCAACGCGCTGGCGGCGGATAAGAAAGATAAAGCCGAGAAAGTCATCCAGCCGGTAGAGAAGAAAGCCGCTGCGGCCAGTGTTGAGGCAAAGGTGATTTACCGGACCATAACCCGCGACGTGGTGAAATATGTCCAGGATCCGAACCGTACTGTGTGTAAGTTTGATGATGAGTCTGTGCGGCTGCGCCAGCGTGCAGTCGACGCTGCCAACGCCATCAGCGGATTTGATGCAGGAACCGTGCAGGGCGAGTGATGCAGGCACAAATAGTGATGAAGACCTACAAACGGATATTGAAAATGCCGAATGCTTGCGACATTTAAGGCTAAATATCTATCGCTGGCAGGCCTGGTACAAAGCAGCTTTCTAGCGGGCTTATAAGAAATTAAAGATTAATTAATTTTTGGTTATAAGCAGAGTTAAGCGAAACATTAAGTATTTGTAAGGGAACGCGTTCGTCGTCGTGATCATATTCGAATTCTTCATCATATCCTTTTACATAAATTTTTGCTTTACCTGTATGGGTTAGAACAACGCTTGAAATATAATCATCATCATTGTAGAAGTTGATAATTAACCCTACATTAAAATTCTCATCGAGCCCGTAACGATAAATTCCATTTAAGTTAAGTTTAATATCATCAAATCTTAATACTATAAATCCATTTTCATCCTCAACGGTTACGAAGTCTTTGAGAGTTTCGCATTCGCAATGCTCTTTTATTGCATTTTTTAAATCCGTATATTTATCCATTAATCGAGCTTTGTTTTCTTTAAGTGACTTTGCGAGTATTACTTGGATGTAATTCATATAAGATCCTGATTTTCTATGGGTTATGTTGCATTTCAAAGTCCGCAGTAGGTTTATACACTAGCTGCTGTCTTAGAAATGCAGGGTTTGATCACGAAAACGCTTCATACAATTTCAGTGTTATTGCTGATATCGACGTTCAACATGTAACCCCCTCACTATCGTTAGTATCACTCAGTATGATATCCCGATAGATGGTCAGGGCGTTCTCATGATGACGGGCATATTCACTCCGCCCAAGGTGGCGGCGGAAACATGGCAGCGTGGAGAGCGCATCTGGCTGACTGCTGATGGCAAACTCACATCCCAGGAGCAGCACAATAGCAGTAACACTAACGCCATCGCCGGGACCGCTTGGGCCACCACCAATCCGAATAACCCCGAAGGCCGTGTGCACCCGGGCTTCTAATGCCTCACTGGTCGGAGATGGACGTTTGGACGGCTAAATGCTCGATTTGATGATTGTAATTAATAATTATTATCATTTAAACGGGTCCTCCCGGAGGGTGCCTTAGCCACGAGGCGGCGGGCACGCGGAAAACGGCTGGTTTTTGAGATCTATGGTCATCATCATCATGTGCGCAAGTTGCTGATTTTTCGTTGTGGCGATTTGCAAAGATGTCGAAACGGTTAAAAAGTGCTCACCATCATGGACCAGGAAATCGCTTCCCTGAAGCTCAACATCAACCAGCTCGCCGGGATCACTAATGTGCATCGCCAGACGGTAGCCGCCAGGCTTAAAAACGTCGAGCCAGCCCCTGGCAGTAACAGCAAGCTGAAACTTTATCTGGTCACCGACATCCTGACGGAACTCATGGTACCCACGGTTTCCGCCACTGTGGATGACATGCAACCCTCTGACAGGCTGGCTCACTGGAAAGCTGAAAACGAACGGATCAAGTTCGAGCAGGAAACGGGGCAACTTATTCCGGCGGAGCAGGTCGCCCGGGAATTTGCTGTCATGTCAAAGGCCGTGGTTCAGGTTCTGGAAACGTTACCCGATATCCTTGAGCGTGACTGTGCCTTATCGCCCGCAGCCGTCGCCCGCGTGCAGAGCGTTATTGATGATTTACGCGACCAGATAGCCCAGAGGGTTCTGGACGCAGAACCGGAGGAGGACCAGCCTGAGGAGGACTGATGGCGAAGCGGGCATCCGCAAGGGGTATCCGCAGGGATATGCCTGGAATTCTTCGAGCCCCGCGACGCATGCTGGTGGCCGAGGCGGTCAGTAAATATATGCGTGTCCCTATGGGCGCGGGAAACTCGGTCCCGTGGGACCCGAATCTTGCACCCTACGTTATAGAGCCAATGAATTGCCTGGCATCACGTGAATATGATGCCGTGGTATTTGTAGGCCCGGCGCGAACCGGGAAAACTATTGGCCTGATTGACGGGTGGGTGGTTTACAACGTGGTTTGTGACCCCTCCGATATGTTGATCATACAGATGACGGAAGAGAAGGCGCGCGAACACTCGAAAAAGCGCCTTGACCGTACCTTTCGCTGTAGCCCTGAGGTAAAGAGCCGGCTCAGTCCGCGGCGTAACGATAATAACGTTCACGATCGCACATTCCGGGCAGGCAACTACCTGAAGATTGGCTGGCCGTCAGTGAACATCATGTCCTCCTCGGATTACAAGTGCGTTGCGCTGACTGATTATGATCGTTTCCCCGAGGATATCGACGGGGAAGGTGACGCCTTTTCGCTTGCGTCAAAACGTACCACCACCTTTATGTCCTCGGGTATGACGCTTGTGGAAAGCTCTCCCGGGCGGGACATCATTGATACCAAATGGCGGCGCACGTCGCCCCATGAAGCGCCGCCAACGACCGGCATTCTGGCGCTCTATAACCGCGGCGATCGCCGCCGCTGGTACTGGCCGTGCCAGCATTGCGGCGAATATTTCCAGCCGGAAATGCATGCCATGACTGGCTACCGTGAAATCAGTGACACCGTTAAAGCCAGCGAAGCCGCGCATATCTGCTGCCCGTCATGCAACGGGAAAATCACCGCAGATATGAAGCGTACGCTCAACCTGAAGGGGGTCTGGCTGCGCGAAGGGCAGCAAATTGATCGCGAAGGTAATATCACCGGCGAGGCGCGGCGCTCCCGCATCGCCTCGTTCTGGATGGAGGGGCCTGCCGCGGCATATCAGACCTGGGCACAACTGGTTTACAAGCTGCTGACGGCTGAGCAGGACTACGAAGTTACGGGCAGCGAAGAAACACTCAAGACGGTTATCAATACCGACTGGGGACTTCCTTACCTTCCGCGATCCGGCCTTAACCAGCGTAAGGGTGAAGCGCTGCAACAACGCGCCGAGCCAGTGGAAAAACGCCGGGTGCCTGCCGGTGTTCAGTTTCTTGTGGCCACGGTTGATGTGCAGGGCGGACGCAACCGCCGGTTTGTTGTTCAGGTCGTGGGTTATGGCGCACAGGGTGAGCGGTGGATAGTGGACCGCTACAACATCCTTCAGTCCCTGCGGACGAACGCCGACGGCGAAAGTTTTCACATCGATCCGGCAAGCTATCCGGAGGACTGGGAACTGCTGCGCACGGATGTGCTGGAGAAAACCTGGGCGATCGAAGGCGAGCCCGGAATGCGCATGGGCCTGATGGCGATGGCGGTGGACTCCGGCGGTGAGGACGGGGTTACGGATAACGCTTATGAATTCTGGCGGCGCTGTCGCCGGGATGGCCTGCAACGCCGGGTCTGGCTGTTTAAGGGTGACAGTCAGGCACGTGCAAAACTCATCACCAGAACGTATCCCGATAACACCGGGCGCTCCTCCCGCCGCGCAAAGGCGGCAGGTGATGTTCCTCTTTATCTTCTGCAAACCAATGCACTGAAGGACCGGATCAACAACGCCCTGTGGCGTGATGTTCCCGGGCCGAACTATGTTCATTTCCCCGACTGGCTGGGGGAGTGGTTCTACGACGAACTGACCTATGAGGAGCGTTCCCCTGATGGTAAATGGACGAAGCCCGGTAAGGGCGCTAATGAGGCGTTTGACCTTATGGTGTATGCACATGCGCTGGTCATTCTGCATGGTTACGAAAAGATTAAATGGCCTGATGCGCCGGAATGGGCGCGCCGCGACTCCTGGGTTGTGGCTGAAATGGCAGATGGCCCGACAGCTTTGGAGGCTGTTACTAAGCCGGTACCGGCAGTATCTCAGCAGAAGGCTAAGTCACCATCCCGTGACTCGGTTTGGGCACCATCAACATCAGGAGGCTGGGTGTGACGCTTAACGATATCCAGAATATGGTCGACCGCTACACCGAGGCGGAACTAACCCTGCTGCAGGGAAAATCCATCACCTTTAATGGCCAGCAGATGACCATGGAAAACCTTAGTGAAATCCGTAAAGGTCGCCAGGAGTGGGAGCGAAAACTGGCATCGGCGACTTCCGCTGCAGCGGGACGCGGTTCCGGTGGATTTAAACTGGCGAGGTTTCCGCAATGAGCCTGCTGGATAATGCAATTGGCGTGCTCTCACCGGGATGGAAAGCAGCGCGGCTGCGTTCCCGGATGGTGATCAAGGCATATGAAGCGGTAATGCCGACGCGTACTCACCGCGCCCGCCGCGAAAACCGCACCGCCAACCAGTTAAGCCAGTTCGGTGGTCGATCCCTGCGCGAGCAGGCGCGCTGGCTGGACTGCAATCACGATCTGGTGATTGGTGTGCTCGACAAGCTGGAGGAACGCATTGTCGGCGCGAAGGGCATCATTGTGGAGCCCCAACCGCTGCTGGCAAACGGTCAGCTGGCTGACGGGCTGGCCACCCAGATTCGCGCAAAGTGGTCTGAGTGGTCGGTGTCTCCTGATGTAACCGGGCAGTTTACGCGGCCTGTGCTTGAGCGCCTGATGGCGCGAACCTGGCTGCGTGATGGTGAAGTCTTTGCCCAGCTGGTAAGCGGTACAGGAAACGGGC